CTCCAGATAAGGTATAAGCCATGAGACTAATTAGAGAAGTTAACGAATCTACACAGTTTATCGTTGAGAAAGATCTCAGCGGTAAAGGTAAAAACTATTTTATTGAAGGTGTTTTCCTTCAATCAGAATTAAAAAATCGTAATGGTCGTATGTATCCAGAATCAGTTATGGATAAAGAAGTCGGTCGTTACATGAAAGAACAAGTAGAAACTAATCGTGCATACGGAGAGTTGGGTCATCCTGATACTCCATCGATTAATCTAGATCGTGTGTCCCACATGATTACCTCTTTGAGAAAAGAAGGTACAAACTATGTAGGTCGTGCAAAAAATTTTAGAAACTCCAATGGGTAACATTGCTCGTGGTCTTTTAGATGGCGGAGCTAATCTTGGTGTTTCTAGTAGAGCACTTGGATCACTGAAGTCTAACAACGAAGGTGTTCAAATTGTTCAAGACGATTTTATGCTGTCCACTGCAGCTGACATCGTTGCCGACCCTTCTGCCCCAGATGCTTACGTACGTGGCATTATGGAGGGCAAAGAGTGGGTTTTCGTTGATGGAAAGTTTGTGGAAAGACATATTGAAGAAGCAAAATCTTTTATTAGAAAAACTTCTTCACGCAACTTAGAAGAAGCGAAGGTTCTCGCTTTTCAAGATTTCTGAGTAAAATCAGATAAATAATAAATAATATAGAACTTATCCAGTTAGGAGAAAACGATGTCAATCGAACAAAAAATCGCTGAACTACTTGCCGAGTCTCGTGCAAAACAGTTAGAAGAAGCAAAATTTGCAGGTGCTGAAGGTGGTCAAGATTCTGGCAAAGATGGTGCGCAAGCAGGAGATCAAACTCCTATTCGCAAATCATCTAATGCAGTTCCATCATCTAGCCCAGAAGATAATCCTTCTAATGCAAAGAACAATGTACAAGATGAAGATGAAGCAGCAAATGCTACATCTAAGAAAGCCAATCCAGCAAACAGCTCTGCTGAAGCAGGAGATCAAACTCCAGTTCGCAAAGGTGACGCTGTGAAAGGTGTTAAAGAAGATATTGATGCACTTATGAATGGTGAAGATCTTTCTGAGGAATTCCGTCAGAAGGCTACCACTATTTTCGAAGCTGCAGTAATGACACGTGTTAATGAAGAACTAGCACGTATCGAAGAAGAATTCGATTCTAGATTGCAAGTAGCAATCGAAGAGAATAAAGAGGGTCTTGTTGAACAGGTTGATGGATATCTCGACTACGTTGTCGAGCAGTGGATTGCACAGAATGAACTTGCCCTTGAGCATGGTATGAAGTCTGAAATTGTTGAAGGTTTTATTCATGGTTTGAAAGGTCTCTTCCAAGAGCACTATATCGATATTCCTGAAGAGAAGTTCGATGTACTTAATGCTCTAGAAGAACAAGTTTCTGAACTAGAAGAAAAACTAAACGAACAAGTCGCAGCAAATGTCGAGATGAACAAAACTCTTGGCTCTTTGAAGCGTGCTGAAATCGTTAGTGAAATTAGCGAAGGACTTGCTGCTACTGAAGTTGAAAAACTAAAAGGTCTAGCAGAAGAACTTTCATATGAAGATGAAGAATCTTTCAAAGTTAAAGTTCAAACTATTCGTGAGAACTACTTCAATACTAAGGCACAAGCAGATATTAAATCTGTTGTAACTGATGCACCAGTAGACCAGCTAACTGAGGAAAAGAAATTAGACCCAGCTATGGCTGCATATACTAGCATCCTTAACCGCAACAAATAATTAAAAGGAAATAAAATGACTATTCGTCAAGATCTAGTTAAAAAATGGGCACCAGTGCTAGAGCACGAAGGTGCTGCTCCAATCAAGGACATGTATCGTAAAGAAGTTACTGCTGTTCTTTTGGAAAACCAAGAACGTGAAATGTCTAAGCAACGTGAAGCTCTTTTCGAAGCTGCACCTGCTAACGCAGTTGGTTCTTATGGTGACACTGGTGGTTTCGCTAAGTTTGATCCAGTATTGATCAGCTTGGTACGTCGTGCAATGCCACAACTTATTGCGTATGATATCGCTGGCGTACAGCCAATGACTCAGCCAACTGGCTTGATCTTCGCAATGAAATCACGTTATTCAACTCAAGGTGGTACAGAAGCATTGTTCAATGAAGCTGATACTTCATTCGCAGGCACTGGTACTCACTCTGGTCCTTTCGACTTCAGTGGTTCAGAAACTACTGGTACTGGTTTGGCTACTTCTGCAGCTGAACGTCTTGGTCAAGGTGGTGTGGGCGATGGTTCTTTCGGTGCAATGGCTTTCTCAATCGAGAAAACTAGCGTAACTGCTAAGACTCGTGCTCTAAAAGCAGAATACTCAATCGAATTGGCACAAGACATGAAGTCTGTTCATGGTCTTGACGCTGAAGGCGAATTGAGCAACATTCTTTCTACTGAGATCCTTGCTGAGATCAATCGTGAAGTTGTTCGTACTGTATATGCAACTGCTAAAGCAGGTGCTGCAGTTGGTACTACTACTGCTGGTACTTTCGACCTAGACACTGACTCTAATGGTCGTTGGTCTGTTGAAAAATTCAAAGGTCTATTGTTCCAAATCGAACGTGAAGCCAATGCGATTGGTCAACAAACTCGTCGTGGTCGTGGTAACTTCATCATCACTTCTGCAGACGTTGCTTCTGCATTAGCGATGGCTGGTGTTCTTGACTATGCTCCAGCATTGTCAACTAGCCTAAATGTTGATGATACTTCAACTACTTTCGCAGGTGTTCTAAATGGTAAGTACAAAGTGTATGTTGACCCATATACTTCTAACGTGTCAGCAACTCAGTATTTCGTTTGCGGATACAAAGGTACTTCTGCATTTGACGCAGGTCTTTTCTACTGCCCATACGTTCCTCTACAATTGGTTCGTGCAGTTGATCCTAACAGCTTCCAACCAAAGATTGGTTTCAAGACTCGTTACGGTCTAGTTGCTAACCCATTCGTTAACTTGGACGATGGCACTAGCGGTGAAGACAACCTAACTGCTAACGCAAACTACTACTACCGTCGTGTTAAGGTTACTAACCTAATGTAATCGTTAGGTTGGCTATTAAGCCGACATAGAAGCGGTACTTCAAAGGGAGGTCTTTCGGGATCTCCCTTTTTTATTACCTAAATAATAATATGGCTAATACACTTTCTTGTCCAATCCCAGAT